GTGGTGCGCGGAGAAAGATTGGGTGATCTTTGCACGATATGCAGGATCGCGAATGGAGATTGATGGTGGTGAGATAAGAATGTTAAACGATGATGAGATACTAGGGACAATAGACAATCCCGAAGATATCTTGCACGCAATGTAATCATAGAGGAGGATAATCTATGCAAGAAGAAGAAAAGACAATAGACGTTGGTGAAGCTGATGAACAAGCACAAGAGATTGATCTTGACGCACCTACACCAGAACAATCATTAGAAGAGGAACAAGTTGAAGTTGAAGAAACAAAAGATCAGCCCGTCGACTCACCTGCGGAATCTGGCGAGCAGGCTAATGTTCAAAAAGAAGAACTCAACGAATACTCAGAAGGTGTTAACAAGAGAATAGCAAAACTTACACGCAAGATGCGTGAAGCTGAAAGGCAAAAAGAAGAAGCTATTGCGTATGCACAAAGTGTTCAACAACAAGCCGACACTCAAAAGAAACAATACGATCAACTTGGTGGTCAATACACAAAAGAACTAGAAGGCAAAGTAACTGCTGGTATGGCCGCTGCAAAAGCTGCATACAAGGAAGCAATTGATGCTGGTGATATTGATAAACAAGTTGAAGCACAACAAGCAATAGCACACCTTTCTATGGAAAATGCTAGACTTGGTCAGCTTAAACAAAGACAAGAACAGAAGATGGAAAAAGCATCAAACCCACAACAAAACTATGCTCAAATGGCTCAAAACATGCCAAACCAGCAAGACATTAGTCAAGCTGCACAGCAAATTGACCCAAAAGCAGAAGATTGGGCGAGTAAAAACACGTGGTTTGGTACTGATAATGCAATGACTTACACTGCATTTGACATACACAGAAAGCTTGTTGAAGAAGAAGGATTTGATCCACAAACACAGGAATATTATTCTGAAGTAGATAGACGAATAAGACTTGAATTCCCACACAAATTTGATACAGTGGAGCAATCTACAACATCTGCACCAGTGCAGAATGTAGCAAGTGCTAAACGTCCGGCCGCAAAGGGACGCAGAAAAACTGTGAAGCTCACACCCTCACAGGTAGCAATTTCTAAAAGATTAGGTGTGCCACTCGAAGAGTATGCGAAACAATTAGCCGCGAAGGAGGTATAAGCATATGACTAAAAAAGATACAGAAANTAAAACTGTTAAAACTTCCCGCGTGAGTCAAACTAGAGTCAAAGAAGAAAGACCTAAAGTTTGGACTCCTCCATCATCACTAGATGCACCGCCTGCGCCAGACGGTTACAGACACAGATGGATACGCGCCGAAAGCATGGGCTTTGATGATACAAAGAACATGTCCGGTAAAATAAGATCTGGATGGGAACTGGTAAGATCAGATGAATATCCAGATATGAATTATCCAACTGTAGACGAAGGTCGATACGCAGGAGTGATTGGGGTTGGTGGCCTTGTGCTGGCAAGGATACCCGAAGAGCTCGCAAAGCAACGTGAAGCGTATTTTAAACAAAAAACGCAAGATCGTAATGAAGCTTTAGAAAACGATGTCTTAAAGGAACAGCACCCAAGTATGCCGATCAATCAAGAGAGGCAGACTCGTGTAACTTTTGGTGGTTCAAAGAAAGACTAATTATTTAGTAATTCCTACCCACCGCTAATAAATAACAACCTTTAAGGAGGATAAAACTATGGCAGCAAATAAAAATGCCGCATTTGGTTTAAGACCTGTAGGAACGTTAAGCGGAGCCGGAAACCTTATGACTAATGAATACTTCATTGCAGACAATGAAGCTTCATCTATGTTTCAAGGTGATCCTGTAAAACAACAAGACAGTAACACTGGTTTCATCGACATCGGTGATAACAATGAAGCTGATATTGGTGTTTTAAATGGTGTTCTAATTGACGTTGACCCTGCAACGGGAAAACCAAAATTTGCAAACAACTATACGCAGACCAACATAACAAGAGGTTCTATTAGAGCTTTTGTTTTTGATGATCCGTATATGAAATACGAAATACAGGGTGATTCTGGAACTAACAGTGATGTTACAGACAGACACGAAGTAGCAAACTATGTAAACCAAGGAACAGAAGTAGCTAACGGTATATCAGCATGTGAATTAGACATGTCTGATCTAGCAGCTACTGATGGTGCTTTGAAAATAGTTGCTTTTTCAACAGACCCTGAAAACAGCACACTGGGTAGCACAGGAGCAGGTCACATGAATTATGTTGTGATCTTCAACGAGCACCAGTTCAAAAAAGAACTATAATAGCAGGAGGATAATTATATGGCTATATCAAGACAACAGCTCGCTAAAGAGCTAGAGCCAGGTCTGAATGCATTATTTGGACTTGAGTACAAAAACTACGAAAATCAGCACGCTGAAATATTCGACGTTGAAAACTCTGACAGAGCTTTCGAAGAAGAAGTGATGCTTTCTGGTTTCGGAAACGCTTCAGTAAAAGCTGAGGGTGCTGCAGTATCTTTTGACACTGCAAACGAGTCTTTCACATCTCGTTACACTCATGAAACAATTGCTCTTGCTTTCGCAATCACAGAGGAAGCAGTAGAAGACAATTTGTATGATAGTATTGCAAAACGTTACACAAAAGCGTTAGCAAGATCTATGGCTAATACGAAGCAAATCAAAGGCGCTAATATTTTAAATAACGGCTTTGATTCAACGAATCACCCTGGTGGAGACGGTAAAGCTTTAATGGCTGACGACCACCCTTCACTATCTGGGGATCAGAGAAACGAGCTATCTACAGCTTCTGACTTGTCAGAAACTTCTATAGAACAAGCTCTAATCGACATTGCTGCTTTCACTGATGAAAGAGGCTTAAAAATTGCTGCAAGAGGAGTAAAAATGATTATTCCTTCTGCTCTACAATTTACAGCTGAAAGAATCATGAAATCACCAGCAAGAGTTGGTACTTCTGATAACGACTTAAACGCTATCGCATCAAAAGGAATGATTCCTCAAGGTTATGTAGTGAACAACTACCTAACTGACGACGACGCATTCTTTATCAAAACTGATGTTCCTAACGGTCTTAAAATGTTCAACAGAGCAGCTATTAAGACAGCTATGGAAGGCGATTTTGAAACTGGTAACGTAAGATACAAAGCTAGAGAAAGATACAGCTTCGGCTTCTCTGACTGGCGTGGTATTTTTGGTTCACCAGGTGCTTAATAATTAAGTCAAAGAACCAATTTAAAGGGGCCTTCGGGCCCCTTTTTATTTGCAATCATTTTACTAAAAGCGTATAATCGACTCACTGCATATATGAAACAGTCAGCATAGACTCATGCAGTAGACAATGTCTCAGACTATGTTGGCGGAAAAGGAGACCAATTATGGCAAATTCAACTTTCTCAGGTCCTTTAAGATCTGAAAGCACAGTAAAAACTGTTAGTAAAAATGCAACTACAGGAGCAATTACTGAAATAACAACTTTAGGTGATGGACCAGTAAGTCTTTCTGATGGAGATGTAACTCTTACAAACGCAACACACAGCGGAAGAGTTTTATTAGTTCCAGACGGGAGTCAAGACAATACGTACACACTTCCAGCACCAGTGGCTGGATCTGTATTTAGATTTGTTTATGCGGGAGGAGCAGCTGACGCTACTGATGCGATCATCGTTACTCCAGGAAACTCAAATTTTTACGTTGGTGGACTAACTTTTCATGACCAAGATGGTAATGCAATAAGTTCTGTTTTTTCTGATGGTAACTCAAACAGTAGTATTCAAGTAAATGTACCACAAGCATTTGATATTACTATTATTGGAAAAGACACAACTAATTATCAAATTTTTGGTAGTGTAACATCAACAACTGTACCTGCATTTGCAGATCAGTAATAATTAAAACTCTGAGTAGGGACGTAATGGTCCCTACTCTTTAGTAGGAGGACAACAAAATGGCAGACGTAGTATTAAATCAAACACTTTTTGAGGGTGATAAAAAACTTATAACTCATTACAACAATGTATCTGACAGCACAGGTGGAACTACAAAGATTGTCGATGTTTCAGCTTTAACAGCAAAACCAGATGGATCAACACCAGCAACTGTTACTTTAAATAAAATATGGTACAGCGTTTCTATGACAGCAAAAGTAGATGCTGTTAAATTAATGTGGGACGCAGACACTGATGCAACTTTTTTAACAGTAGAGGGAGACGGGCATTTAGATTATAGCTCTATAGGTGGTATTAAAAATAACCAAGCTACAAACTTTACTGGAGATGTTGTATTTGTAATGCCAGCTTGCACAGCTAATGATAGCGCAACCATTACATGTGAGTGGATTAAAAATTATTAATAGGGAGTAGATATGCCAAACACTACTTCAGGAACAGCAACGTTCGATAAAACTTTTGCTATCGATGAGATAATAGAAGAGGCTTTTAATAGAATAGGTTTTGATAATCTTACAGGTTATCAAATGAAGTCTGCTAGAAGGTCTTTAAATATTATGTTTCAAGAATGGGGCAACAGAGGTTTGCACTATTGGGAAATAGATGAAACTAATATTGATCTTGTTGAAGGACAATCAGAGTATCATTTCTTTAGAAGCTCAGCTGATGACACTTCAGATAGCAACAGAGCTCAAGCTACAACTAATCAAGTTGCATCTTCTATTTTTGGAATGGACGATATACTAGAGGCAACTTATCGAACAAACAGAACACAGACATCTCAACAAGATGTGGCTATGACTAAAATCAATAGATCCACGTATTCTGGTTTATCTAATAAATTGTCTAAAGGGCAACCTACACAATACTATGTACAAAGACTAATAGATCGTGTTACACTTTTTGTTTACCCTACACCAGACAGCACAGCAGCTTCAGCTGACATGCATTTGTATTACGTAAAAAGAATACAAGATGTTGGTGATTTTACAAACGCAACTGACGTGCCTTATCGTTTTGTTCCC